CTAGTGCGATGGCCTCGTCATATGGTTCGGAGTGAACAAGGATGTCTCGCTCATCTCCGTCACGAGGTATGGCTACTAGGTTGACGTTCTGGACCTTCCCCAAGCCAGACTTGTCAATCAGATAACCATAGACTTGTACTTGCCAGCGTTGCTGTGCTGACGGAAAGTAAGAAAGGTTTTTTACTTTCGTAGTCTTCCAGTCAACGACATCTCCTGTCCCAGGAATGAAGCAATCAACGTGTGCCTTCATACCGCCGTATTCGACAGTCTTCTCCAGAAGTACATCTTGATTGTTGGCAAGCGCATTCTCTATTGCAGCGTGAATGGCAGTCCCCATAATCGCTGCGAGTTTTACCTCATTGTCATTGGTTTCAGGTTGATTATTCAACCGATACCACACCTTACGTCGACAGCCTCCAAGCTCTGATGGACCGATCTGAACCTGCGTGGACCTGCCGCGCTTGTTCTCTTTCTCGTGAAGAGCCTTTACAAGTAGTTCTTTTATATCCATCCGTTGCCCTGCCATCTAGTAAGAGTTATATTGAAGAATAGCAAATTGATTTGCAAAACTCTAGCCAGCATTCGTAATGGTTGGTAATCATAAATCTTGTAGTAATCAAGGCCGATGGACCAGTTATCTATATGGTGTGCGTTGATATGTAACGTCCACACTTTCCAATCTTTTCTCACGTTAGCTCCCGTCTCTGAGTAACTAATTGAATCGGAGGGCAGGTATTGATGTCAAGCATTGAGGCAATCTCAACGGCACGTCGGGCGTGTTGCTCTACATTCCCCACAGTGAGACGGCCCACGCGGTCATAAAGATAACCAAGAGCAAACTGCCCACCACTACCAAGTCCATAAATAGCGGAGTCCGATTGGATGAACGAGAGGTCTGTCGCAATATGGAAGAGGTTGCCATCAAACGATACAAGGTAGTCGAACCCTGCATCTTTTTCTTTTGTCGCTTCGTACGGATCATATCCATTCTCCTTGAACGCCGTGAGTATAGATGGCAAGACTTTCTTACCCATCCACTGAATCGGGTTAGCACCCTTGTAGGTAGGCGGAGTCCAGTTGTAAGCAAGGATGTCACCAGGTCTGGTATCGCCTGTAATACCTAGCAGGTATTTACCAACGTGAATTATTTTCGGAGTGGCAGTACTAACAGTCCTGAGATTATCTTCAGTAATCTGACTATCAGCAGCTAAGACAACTTGTTCATCAAGTTGGATTCCGATAAGTGTTGTCATAGCGGAAGGTTACCTCTCATCGGCGTGTCGTCGCGGTAGCGACACACCAGTTCATTACAATATGAGCCGTCAGGCGAATTACAGTATGGCCCTCACGGGCCTGTGGAAGTGAGGCAATGCTGTTCCGTCTACTTCGGCTGCTGAAATATAGCCAACAACTTCCTCCAATTCAAGCCTCTGATTTACGCGATGTAGGTCCAACCCACCAGTGTGTCTGCGGTTGTACAGTCTTCAACACCTATGTTCAGTTTGAGAACTACGAGATAGTTTGGTATGCTCTTGATGTCCAGTGCGCTAACTGCGGAAACCTACTCAAAGCTCCCTGTCCAATAGATAACCCAGAGATGCAATGAACGAAAAAGAACTTTTTGATTATCTGAAAGACAGCAGATTCCCCGACCTAATCAAGAGTGAAGGAACCTTTGACTCCTTTGACTGCGTTTCTAATGAGTTTGGTTTCTACATAGAACTCAAGTGCAGACATACCCATTACCCAGAACTACTGATAGAAAAATCTAAATACGACAGGCTCTTACTGGAGGCTAAATACCGCAACCTTGAGCCTTGGTATATCAACTCCACTCCTGCTGGTAAATGGGCCTTTGATCTTTTCAAGGTCCCAGAACCTGCTTGGTCTGAGCGCTGGATGCCAGCTACCACCGAGTTCAAAGATACCCGCAAGATACGCAAGGTTGTTGGGTTTATTCACACCGATTACGGAGTTTCTGTATAAATACAAAAAGAGGCCCCATCACCTTTCGGTGACAGGGCCTTTCCTCGCAGCGTTCTCTTACAAACTACTTACTTCCGCGACCAAACTCTGTGGCCTTTGGATCTAGCCACTTCAATACTGGTCCGAGGAATCCAGCTAGTGCTGCTGCTCCAAGTTTCTTTGGATCAGTCTCACCTGCTAGATACAACGCAACCGCAGCGGATGCTGCAGCGCGGAACCAGGATGCCGCCATTGCTTTGAACTTCTTGTCCATTAGTTCTCCTTTGGACTTGGTTTGTCTTTCTTCTTCGGCTTCTTCTGCATCTTGGCGTAAGCCAAGCGAGCAGCATCAACCGTATTCCATTTCGGTTTATCGAGCCAAGGAAACCAAGGGCTGGTGTCATTGGCACAATCTTCCTTGATGGAAATATGTAGATGTTTGACGTGTTTATTTGGTCCTGTGTAATCGCGGTCACCGCGTTCTTTAGACCAGATACGTCCACTGAAAATTAGATATGAGACTCGCTTATCAGCCTTGAGTTTTTCATAGATGTCGCCACAGTCAATCCCATTATGCGGATCGTGGGTGAGGTCTACTGCCAACCCTGTGTTATGGTCAGAGTTAGGGTTTGCCTTGATGTGAGCCTTGCTTGGTAGGAGTCCATCCGATGCTTTCTTGCGTTTGGGAGCAAGCGCAGTTGCCTGCCGTAGAACGGCAATAGCAGCAGGTGTTGCACGTTTTGCAACAGGTTTCACGGGTCATCTCCTCAATGCTTCTTTGACTAACTCGGTGAGCAAATCTACTTTTTCTTCCAGAGCGTTTACCTTGTCCTTTAGAGAACTACCGCCATTAGGCTTGAGTTCATATAAGAATGACTTGACGAGCCAACGTAGGCCCATCACTAAGGTTGAGGCTATTCCAAGTATGGTGGCAACAAGCATTGCCCAGTCTGCTAGTGTCATTTATACGCTCCGAATGGTGACGACCAAGGTTCCGCCAAAGCCTGAGAACCTCTTGTCTTGTGGTGTGCGGTTGATAAAGTCCATCTCTTCTATCAGGCCAATATAGGATTCTCCTGTTCGGAAGTCCTCTATTCGGATGGTATCGCCTGCGTTTTCTACTGCTTCAAGTTGTTGCATACGCTGCCAAGCAGAACCTTCAAACCCAACGGGTACTCCAAACTTATCTGCTTCTCTGTCATAGCAGAACAGTGGGTATTGGATAAGGCGTTGACGTGGTACTGCTGGTAGAGACTTGAGTTGGTAACCAGTAAACAATGGACCCTTTGTATCATCAGTTGTTGATCTAGTCATTGTGAACTTGAACCCTAGATATTCCTGTGGTCCGACTGGATATGGAATACCAATTTCAGAGATAGTTGATTGTTGCGAAAATGAACCAATCGGATACTCAGTGTAGTCGTAGGCCACAGATGAGATGTCTAATCCACCATTAGTGGTATCAATACGTGGGGTAAGTAGTTTGAATATCTTACCTTCAAGTGTGTTGTAACGGACAAAGCCAGTTTGTAGTTCGCCCTGATATACAAGGCGACTATCTGATTCAATATAGACAGAACCATCGCTAGATGTGTAGTTGGTTGTAAAGGCGATACGTTCTGTGCCATCAATGAAAGCACAGGCAGTAGTCCTGCGACCAGTAATACGGCTGCCAGTTGACTCTGGGAAGTAGTATGTATCCCAGGCGTATGGGAAAATCAAGGTAGAAACCTGAGTTCCAAGGTCAATGCGGGTAGTTCCAGGAGCACCATCTACGTTAGTAGCACACCATACATACTTACCACGAGCAGCAAAGTCGTAGACTGGTTGCTCTGATTCAAACAGTAGCGGTCCATAGGCTAGAGATCCATCGTCTGCCACTGCAGCGACTCGAACTCCAAGGCTGGTACCGATGAGCATATAACCAAGGTAGTAATAGATACGGAAGATAAGTTCCCCGCTAGGCATTTCAGCAGCGGTGATAGCGCTGGTCAATGTAGGCATAGTTCCATTAGAAGCCAAGGTGAACTTCTGGATATTGGATTGGCTACCTGAATAACCAGTCACATAGATAGCAGCGCCGCTTGATGTAATGCTGGTATAGGTAAAGTCATTGACTGGATGGGTATAGACAGCAGTAGGTAGAGCAGATGCTGTTGTTGAGATTTCATAAACTGCGTTATTGATACAGGCAACAATACGTTCCTTGGTGAACTCCATTACTGCATCTGTAACCACAACCGATGATGTCTTCCACATCTGGGTGGCAGCATCAGCCTCAGTCTTGGTAAGTTCCTTCTTATACATCGCTGTCTTGATAACGCCAGCATCGTCAATCTTGGTAATCCAGTAAGCGTAGACTCCATCGTCGCAATAGGCATAAACAGGGTAATCGGTCCCTGAGTTATAGTCTACGAAGTGGCATACATTGGTCGTTATCGTGCCTGTAGCAGCCGTAGAAGAGACGTTAGAAGCAGTCTTGGCATAGGACAAGGTAGTACTAGTAACAGCAGTAACGGTAAAGGTTCCATTGAATGTGGCATCTACACCAGTAACTACAATCTCCATACCTACGGCTATACCGTGAGCAGCACTAGTTGTCAGTGTGGCTACATTGGAAGTCAGAGCCTTGTTAGTGACAGTTGCTGTAATAGTTGGATAGATTTTGTCTAGGTCATAACCATCGAGCATTAGGCAGCCGTCATAGGTGTTGCCATTCTGAGTCCACTTGATAGAACGTAGATACTGTCCTGGTCTGCCGTTGGAGCGCAGCGTTGTAGTCGTAACGTGGGTTGGGTCTACATCATAGATAAGACTGACTTGACCTTTAGTCCAAATATCACAACCTTTGGATTCGGTGTACTGAAAGCGCAGTGATTCATCCTGAGCTGGCTCAAAGTATTTGATGCCTTGGCCTAGATGGAATGATGACTGACTACGGAACCACCAACCAGTCAGAGACTGCTCACCAGCTTCACGGGTCTGGTCATACTGTTGCTTACGGTACTGAGCCGTGACACGACGATAGGGTGAATCATCGCTGGCTGCCAAAAAGAATGGCAAGCCGTTGATGGCTATATCGTAGGCAACACCTGTGGCTTGATAGTTAGTTGAGCCAGCAGGGTTTGAAAGGACATAGGGAATGCCTTCTGTAATATCGTCACCGTAGGACAACAGTCACTCCTTGCTTTTGTATTTAGATTGAGGTCCAGCCTCGAATACTTCCACCCTCTACAGGGCATTTGAAAGGCAAGTGTCTGCCTTCTGCTATCCATTGACGATGGGCTGCATTGATAGCAGCCCAATCAATGTCGTTCATTACTTACCTAGCGCTGCGATCTCTTCTGCGGTTAGACCGAGGGCAGCAAGTTTGGCTTCGGCTGCAGCCTTGGCTGCTGCCTTTGCTTCCTCTTGAGCGATGCGTTCTGCTTCTGCTACAGCAAATGCTGCTGCATCTGCTTCACGCTGGGCGATTTCTTCTGCGGTAAGTTCCACCTCTGTAGTAATCCCAGTGCTGCAATCAACGACGAGTTTGGTTGGCATTGTTTTCCTTTCTTATGAGTTTTTGATTCCGTAAAGGGTTGCGGTTGAGTATTGGACGAAAGAACCTGTTGATTCGGGCAATACCAATAAAGAAGTAATTGCCGTTGAACTTGAATACAAACCAGCACTGAAAGCCAATCCTGCTTCAGTCGCATTGTTTTCACCAGCGCCATCTATGCTAATAGATTTGTTGTTTGAGCCAGCATAATTTGGTATATATACAGAAATATTACTAAACGTTGATGCAGTGGCATTTGCACCAGGAATAGTATGGTTGTTGTAAATGGCAGAGGCGTATGAGGATGAGCCAACAGATGAACCATCTGCATACAAGGTTATAGAACTTTGACTACTTGTGCCTGAGTTTATTCGCAATTCAAATGCTCTTTTTACATTGGAAGCATTTGTCCTTACGGAAAACACTGCTAATAAATCAGTATAAGTTCCAGGAATACTTGTGAACTCTATATTTGCCGCCCCACCGCTACCCACAGTTACAGTCGCTATTGCTACATAAGTTGGACTAGGCATTACGCACCCGCTCTCTCTGCGTACTTAGCATTATTACGCTTATATGTTTCTTCATAACAAGTGGTGCAATATCTCACTGTTGTATATCCTGACTTCCGATTTTTATTTCTATATGTCCTACTTTTTATCTCAGAATTATGTCCGTTGTTACAAACAGATTTATTATTCCAAGACCATTTAGCGCCAGCCTTGATATTATCTGACCTAGGAACTGCTCGTAGATGTTCTGGGTTTATACAGGCTCTGTGCTTGCAATCAGAACCACCATCGCATTTGCCTTGAGATACTGCCTCATTGTGGCAGATATGGTCTATGTCGTAGCCGTATGGGATTGCTCCGTGATACCAAAGATATACAACTCTGTGACCTATTGCTGTAATTCGTTCACGTGGATTTTTGCCGCCATATGAAAACATTGCATATCCAGATGCTGTATTTCTTTTTTTGTAGATCATACAACCATCTTCATCTTGAACCGCGTTCATAAGACCATAGGCGCAATGTTCCTGAGTGAATAACTTTTCGTTCAGGTTATTTGCCATAGTATCTCCTTATGCCGCGGCAATGCCGTAGAGGGTGAAGGTTGAGCCTGAAACATAATTACCAGCGCCAGTATCTACTTTGATGGTAGTAATTGCAGCAGTTGAGCGCCACATATTTATCCACGCCTCTGCGCTAGTTCCACTTTGTCTTGATAAAACTGTTTTGAATGTTGTGGTGTTTGCGTAATTCATTATGTGGGCAATGTTTGTCGCCCATTGAGACGAAGGTAAATTTCCAATATACATCGGTGTGGCATTAGAACCCCTACCTGATGAAGCAGATGTTCCATTACCTGATAAGTAAGTGTAAGAATAATTAGAACCAGTATCGTTATTCATTGTTAGACGGAAGTTATCTTGTGATGGCGTATTTTGTCCAACCAAAATGAGAACCAAATCTGTATAAGTTCCAGGAATGCTAGAAAATGTGACACTGGATTGATTACTACTTAGCGTTGTTGTTGCAATCGGTTCGTATGTGGCTGCCATTACGCACCTGCCTTTGTAAAGTTAGTTGTCATTATGCGCTCTTGATTCCGTATAGGGCGAATTGGGTATATTGAGAAAAACTATCGCCGTTTCCAGTTATGTCAATTTGAGTAACCGCATTTGTATTCATCCATAAACCTGAACCATAACGAATTTTACCCGACCCATTATTGTCATAACCATTCATTGCTCGTAAAGTTTTATATTTATTGGTATTGGCATAGTCCAAAATGTCCCAAATTTGTACACCAAAGACATTTGCTGATTGGCTAGATGTTGCAGTTGCAAACGGATTCATTTGACCTTGTGACGCAGCACCGTAAGCACTTACGCTTGAACCATCTCCATCAATCTGATGAAGTGCGTAGTTACTACCTGTATCGGAATTGAAACGTACAAATATTCCATCGCCGCCACCTGCACTACTTTTACGACTTATTGCTCTAATTTGTAGATGCGTGTAAGTTCCAGGTATAGAACTAAAGGTGATTGTTGAACTTCCGCCTGAACCTACGGACACAGTTGAAATAGACTCAAAGGAAGTACTAGAAACGTTGGCTGCTGAAGCAAAGATACCAAGAGATATAGGTGTCACGCTGACAAGTCTCCTATCAGAACCCAAGTGTTAGTGTCACGCTTGACGATAGTCGCAGCAGACCACTGTGCTCGAAGTTTCAACCCTGGAGTTCCATTGACTGTCACTGTTGCAGCACCTGCCACAGTCACCTGACCTGCGCCAGTCTGCAAGATGTTGATTTGTGAGCCGACAGGAAATGCGGTAGTCGCATTTGTCGGTACAGTTAGGGTAATGGCTGAAGCGTTGTTGAGTTCAACCATAGTGTTATTTGAATCTGTCAATACGATGGTATAGGTAGTTCCAGTCTGGGCATTAGTTGTATATGCCGTAGATGGACTTACTGTTCCACCAATAATTGCTACGCTCATCAGTTACCATCCGATCCGAACGCTGAGAATGAAGTTGTACCAGTCGTTGAATAGACTGTGATGACATCTGTGTTAGCCAGCGTGATACCGCCTTGGATGCTAAATACAGCACCTGCTGCTAGTGGTACGCCATAGGCGATATAGTGCTGGTTAGCCAAGGTTGCACCTGCTGGACGTACCGCAACGCGGATCGTGTCCTGTGCTCCACCAATGTTAGAAGCATTGAGTGTAGATACAATCGTTGCACTACCTGCAGTGAGAAGGGTTGTGGCAGTAGCAGCAGTAGGTGCGCTCTGCGCTAGTACTTTATATGTAGGCATTAGGCGCTCAAGTCTCCAATCAGTGTCCAAGAATCAGTGCCAGTCTTGACTAAGGCTGCCGCTGAATACTGTGTCCGTAACTTTGTTCCAGTTCCTGTAACTGTCACACCTGCTGCTCCAGCCACTGTTACTTGCCCTGCTCCGATTTGCTGGATGTTGATTACTGCGCCAGTTGCGAATGCAACAGAGGCGTTAGTAGGCACAGTCAGTGTTATGGCAGCAGCATTACTCAAGGTAACAAGGCGACCATTATCGGTTAGCACCAAGGTGTATGTCGTACCAGTCTGGGCATTGAGAGTGAGGTTCTGTCTAGCATCATTGATAGTAGGCGTATTCAAGGTTGGGCTAGTCAACGTCTTGTTAGTCAACGTATCTGTTGTAGCTTTACCTACCAAGGTATCTGTTGCTGCAGGCAACGTTAGTGTGGTTGTACCTGCTACTGCTGTTGCTTGGACTGTGGTTGAACCAGAGGTAGAACCAGCAAAGCCCATACTTGCCACAGGCGAGATAGCCAACTTGAATGCATTGAGATCATCGCTGGTCAATACGTGCTTGACTGTTGCACCTGCTGAGTGCTGTACACCAGAGGTTCCAGCACGTGCTCGAACGATTGTGAATGTATCGCTGGAGTTAGCAGTGATAAATACGATTTCTTCATTGGTGGTATCAGGGTCAAGAGCAACAGTGAACTGGTCTACGTTACCTGCTGCTAATGTGACTCCACCTAGTAGGGCAGAGCCAGTTCCTGTAGCCACAGTCATTGTCGTTGCAGACGAACTTATCGTCGATGCAAGCGTTGTCTCAACGCTGATTGATGAGTACTGTCTTGTCACGGGCCTTCCTTATCGGGTTAGATGGAGTCTGATTGGGAACTGATCAGAAAGTTTGAGTGCCTCTTCTTGTAGGCGTTGCTGGAATAGAGCAAAGACATACTTGCTCATAGCAGAACCAGCAGATGATGGAATCTTTGTATCGTTCAAATCTGCTTCAGCGCTGGATAGATTGATACGACCAGCATCAAGGAATGAAAGCAGACGATATGAAGCGCCATAGACGATAACATCTTGGCAGGAATCTGGAAGTCCTGTGACATCCACAAAGTCATCTGTGGTGTTATCCATCGTATCTGGAACCATTGTGTACCAGACCTTGATGGTTCTACCAGGCTGAATGTTCTCGTAGATATTGACAGTCTTCTGGGTATTGAATGTAGCCACGTTTGCTAGTGGGTCAAATCTCCAGCGCTTGATAGGTAACCACTCAAGGCTTGGGCCTGTTGTCTGCCACGACATATAGAGAACTTCACGAGCATCATCTGGTAAAGCGTAGGTAACCTGAGATGCGTTGAATGTAAAACTTGTTGACGATACTGCAAAGAGTTTTGGATACAGGCTTCGGATTGTGTCGTTGATAGCCTTCTGAATTGACACTCGTGGGAATGTCGGAGCCAGAGTTACTTGAGCATATCTAGCGTGTGGCGATGGTGTTGTTCCTTGGAAACCACGACCAATAGGATTGGTTGGAGCACCCATCACATTGAGCGTATTGGTTGTCTTATTGAAGGAATCAATCCAGATAAGTTCATTGTCAATCTCAATCAGACCTTTAGCCAAGTTATCTGATGAGCCGACCAAAATCTCAAGACTTGTAGTCGTGAGGCCAGCGGGATTATTTACATAGGTAATGCGATCTTGGCGTAGTGAGTAACCTTGTAGGTTAGTCTTCACCTCGTCGATCAGTTGCTCCAGTGTTGGCATTGTTTCCTTCCGTGTACCAGCCGTCACCCCACAGGGTCATTAGCCTGTTGAAGTATTTCTCGTATTGCTTCGCAATGACATCCACAGAGTAGAGCGATACTGCTCGCTCTCTGATTGCCTTACGGTCTAAGTTCTTGACGTTCTGAGTCGCCAAGATAAATTCTTCTACGCTACGGCATCTAAAGCCTGTAACGCCTTCTACGACAGTTTCTGTAAATGCACCCCAGTCTGTCGTAATGACTGGAGTTCCGCAGGCTTGTGACTCAATGTTCACATTGCCAAAAGGTTCTAGGTATAGCGTTGGGACAAAGGTTGCTATCGCATTGCCCATAAGTTCAGCACGCTGCTCTGGTCCTACAGCTCCAACATATTCGCCGTACTGTGGGATGTGTGTACCAGGTCCTGCCATAATCAGTTTCTTACCGATTACTTTGCAGATATGCGCTGCAATATCCACGCCTTTGCGTGGAACCATTCGACCAATGTAAAGGTAATAGTCGCCTTTACCTTCACCTAGCGGGAACATATCGGGATCTAAGTAACCAGGAATCACCGCATCAAAGAACATTCCATCTACTTGAGCGGCGTTCTTGAACTGTGCATAGACTGCGTGCATCCAAGCGTAAGACTCAAAGACTTTGTAGTCTGAGAAGATACCTGAGTATCCCACTCCGAACTCCACGCTGATGTGTGACTTGTAGGCATCTGCGATTGGCTTATGACTTGCACCAGCAATCAAGCAAATAAAGTCTTGTGGCTCTAGTCTCTTGCGTAATGCCTTGATGACGTTACCGTTGAACTTCTGCCAGTGTGGAAGTTTGTAATCAAACGGTGCTTCAACATAAGGTTTGTTACCTACTGCCAAGCGACGCTGAGTCTCAGTGATGCAGGGGATTAGTTCATCTACGTTAGCTTCGTTCTCAGTGCCAGCGTAGAGATAGACTGTGTGTCCCAGTCCCTTCATCATATTGCAGAACCTGCGTACCTTTTCAGTGTACGCACAGTTTGCAAAGTCTTTAGTTGTGTTAGTATGTGGTAGGCTTACGACGTGGAATCTCATACCACAATTCTAGCGGAAACCTTTGAAATCCTGTGTGGAGTGTCCCCGCAAGTCGCTATATCCATCAGACTGAATCACGATATTAGGATGGCAGACATAAGCATTGGTTTTGTCTGCTACTAGGCGATAGGCCACATCTATCCAGAGATCAAAGTCTTTGGCTGCTTGGATGAAGTACTCCACCTTGCTTGGTTTGATGCAGTAGGCGTGGGTGCCTGTGGTTTCCAACTGCCTTACCCAGTAATCATTGACAGGTTCAGTGCGATTCTTGATGGCTCCAAGGTAGAAGATGTCCCAGTCTTGCGGCAACTTAGCCATATGGGTATCTAATTTAGTGCTAAATTCGTCATCAAATATCGCATCATCTTCGCAGATAAGAACCATCTCATCTGGCTTGATGGATTCCAAGACCTGAATGTGGCTCAGTCTTCCTGCCACGATTGGGTCAATGCCTTCAGCCTTACCATCTATTGCTTTGTGAACTTCATACTCAAAGCCAATTCTCTTGGCTTCAGCATCAAACTGTTCTAAGCGGTCTTTCCTGTGTTCAAGATTGATGACAACGATTCTGTCAAAATACTTCACATTCCGCCTAGCAAGAATGAGGTTGCTATTACTGTATCTGCTGTGGCATAAGTCGTTGAATCTAACGAACCGTCGCCTTTGACAAACTGAGTTGAAGTACCGCCCGTAGTTATGAATTTGGCTGCCGTGATATTGCCATCTTTATCTACTTTAGCAATAACTGTTCCACCTGAGTTTTGCCATTCTTGAAGATTTGCAGATTGTGAAGCGACACCTTGAATAAGTAAACCCTTATTTGTTGATGAGCGTGTAGACAACAATACTGCATTATTTGATTGAAGTTGAATATAACTTCCACCATTTGCTCTATCTAAAAGATATTCTGTTTTTAGATTTCCATTGGAATCTATTGTTGCCAGCACAGTTCCACTACTATTTTGCCATTCTTGGAGATTGGCTGATTGAGAGGCAGCACCCTTAGCAGTTAGCGCAACTGAGGCAGCAGAAGGTGCCACTACAACATTAGAGTGAACGTGGTCATCTTTTGATGCTGTTGTTCCAACGCCAGCAGAGGCAGTACCTAAACCTTGCGGAGTATTAGTTGATAGCGAAGGTTGCGGTCCAGTTGCACCAGTCGGTCCAGTAGCACCTACTGGTCCTGTGGCTCCAGTGGCTCCAATAGGACCTGTGGCTCCTGTTGCTCCCACAGCGCCTGCAGTTCCTTGTGGTCCTGTTGCTCCCGTTGGGCCAACGTCTCCTGTGACACCTTGAGGACCAGTCGCTCCAACTGGTCCAGTAGCCCCGACGGGGCCAGTAGCGCCAACAGCGCCAGCGGGACCAGTAGCCCCAGTAGGTCCAATATCACCTGTTACTCCTTGCGGTCCTGTTGCTCCGACTGGTCCTGTCGCTCCTGCTGGACCCGTAGGTCCTGTAGCACCGACATCACCTTGTGGGCCTTGAGGCCCTGTAGCGCCCGTAGCGCCCACAGCACCTGTTGGTCCGACATCTCCAGTCACTCCTTGTGGTCCTGTGGCTCCTACAGGGCCTGTAGCCCCTACAGGACCCGTTGCACCAGCAGGTCCAGTTACACCTGTTGGTCCTTCAATACCCTGCGGTCCTGTTGCACCTACGGGGCCAGTTGCACCGACAGGTCCTGTAGGACCAGTAGAACCTACTGCGCCTTGTGGACCAGTTGGTCCAGACGGACCCGTTGCTCCTGTATCACCTGTAGGTCCTGTTGAACCTGTAACTCCCTGTGGACCCGTAGCGCCTGTGGGTCCTGTATCACCTTGCGGTCCCGTCGCACCAGTAGAACCCGTAGGGCCTGTGGCACCAACTGGACCAGTCGCTCCTGTAACACCTGTCGCTCCTGTCGGTCCTGTAGCGCCTGTTGCGCCAGTAGAACCAGTGGCACCTGTTGGGCCAGTGGAACCTGTGGGTCCTGTCGGACCTGTTGGACCTGTTACTCCTTGACCGCCTTGCGGTCCTTGATCTTGTGAAAACTCTACCGCGACTTGTGGAGTAATGGACTCAATGACGATAATTGTTTCACTCACGTAGTCACAGCTCCTGTCACGACAAACTTACCTTCAAGAATACGGGTTATTGTCCCGCCTGAATTTAGAACTAAATCATATGAATATCTACCAGCGTCAATATCGCCTGTGGTAGTTGCATCAATAGTCACGGTGATTCTCCCATTGAGAGCATCAAAGACCATACGACCATTGGCAGTAGAGGCAACGACTGTAGTTGTAGATGCGCCAACGAATGGGCGTACAGTCATCGTTCCTGTATACCCTGTGAGATTCCAGGGTGTGGCAGTTCCAGCGATATTGTTCTGAACTTGGAACTGAAAATTGAATGTTGTTGCTTGGTCGCAGATAAGATTATATTTCGCGCTCAAGATGAGATCTTTCTGAGAGCAGCCGCTGCAGCCAAGCCAGAAGTGCCAGCGAGCAGGTTACATACGCCGCTAAAATCGAGGTGAAGATCAGCAGAACCCGAACGCCCCGCGATGTCATTGAGTACTCCTACTGTGTCTGTATGGTTGCTAGTAACGCCTCTAGCAGCAGCCCATTGGCGAGCAGCCAAGGCTTGGTCAACCATCTCTGGATTGAGACGATAAGTGCCACCATTAGCAAGGCGGTTCAATTCTTGATTGAGCGTTGTTCCATCTACTCCCAGTGCCACTTATCTCTCCTTACTTCTTTTTCTTTGCTACTGCTGCGTTATCTACCAAGTTTGGATATGGACGACCAGCGGCTTTAGCACGCTTCTTAGCGGCAGACTTCTGCGCTGGTGTCAGTTTCTTTGATGTCTTCTTAGGATTCTTTGTATCCCAAAATGCTTTCTTCTTCACCACTTCACCTTATCTGCCCAGTACGCAGCAGACATCTTGCCTTTGGCAATGTTCTTTGCGTGACGGGCCTTGAATGATGCTTGGCGCTTTGTAGGCTTTTTATCGCCTGTTACGCCTTGCTGACCGAATCTGATTGTCTTGACTTGAGTTCCTTCTTTGGCAACGACGACGTGACTCTTAGTTGGGTGAGAAGGCGTACGCTTGGGTTTGTTGAAGCCCGCAACGCCAGCACGTGCCAAACGCGGATCACGCTTTGTCTTTCTTTCCATACTCTCCATACTTTCCGAGCACTGCTCTTACTGTGCCGTTCTTGTTGAGTCTGACAACCATTCCGTCTCTAATGATGACAGAGTTGAACTTCTCGCGTCGGCGGTATTGACCCGACGACATTACTTCTTCTTTTTCTTTTTTGCCATTCCTGCTTCGCTCATAGCGATAGCAATGGCTTGCTTGCGGGACTTGACTACTGGTCCCTTCTTACCTGAGTGAAGGGTTCCACCCTTGAACTCACGCATAACCTTAGCAACTTTCTTAGCGCCTTTAGCCTTCTTCATTTCTTCTTGCCCATCTTCTTAGACATCATCTTTGACTTTGAGCCGTATTCCATCTTGCGCTCTTTAGCACCTTCCATCTTTTCGTGCTTCATCTTCGCTGCTTTGGATTTGTATTTTTCTTTCTTAGCTGACATTACTTCTGTCCCTTCGGATACGCTCCTGGAGCACCCTTTTGTAGGTCCTCATAGGACATAAATGGCTTGTCGTTTACTCCTGCTGGGTACTCTGTGTACCAGCCTGGATGATCTGCAGGATTGTATTTATTGTTCTGCAAGTTTGGGTCTTTTGCTGTAGGCATTGTTACTCCTTGAAGGTAAGTGTATTTCCATCGAATGCTTTGCCAGATTCGTTGGAAAGTCTGAGCGCTGCATCTATATCTTTTTGCTTGGTAGATATTGGCTCTACCCCCTGCTTCACAGCCGAGTAGTAGGATTCCAATTCTTTGTTGTCTTTCTTTTCTCTGTCTTTATCCCAGCCTTGCCGAGTAGGGAAGCACCCTGCAAATGCAAAGTTTGCTGCTTGCAGACAGTCAGAGTATGAGTCGTGGTCTTGGGTTTTACACCCAGAACGACAGTTGGGATTCTTAGTCATAGTTATGCAATCGGCTCCAAGTAGTCAGAATAGCCTGCATCAATCAGAATCTGTGCTTCTGCTTGGGTAAGAACATATTCGTGTCCACCGAGATAGTAGGCATCTGCATCTTCCAAATCATTCTGATATGGAGTCTGAACTTCAGTCACAGTAGTTCCATTGACAATCAAAGTGTACGCACGTGGGATGTCAGTGATGAATGGATTGATAGGACCAGTCAGCGTTCCGCCAGTAATTCTTCTGGCAGCAAGACGGGAGTACTTATCGTACGTTCCATACTGAGCGCCCCAAGTTTCCCAGCGCCAAGGAGTTGTGAGTCTGTAGTCCATTACTTCCTTTCGTAGCGAACTTACCGTTAGGCAGAGTTTCAAGGCTCTGCCCAACAGTCAATCAACTATGAGATTGAAGATGCTGTCTCAATGCGGTATAGAGCCGCTTCACGGAGACGAGCAAAGCCACCGAAGTAGTACCAACCGATGGTGCGGAAACGACGGAGTGCGTCGATTTCTGGACCAATGACGGTTGAAATATCGGCTGCTTGCGCTTCAGCAAGCGCTTCACGTCCAGCAACAACTGCCTTGTAGAGAGTTACTGCAGGAGATGCACCGTTAGATGCTGAGAGAACACGTGGTGTCTCTACAACGTAAGCACCTTCGATAACGCCGACGGAGCCAGCGACGAATGGTGTACGGTCAACATACTTGGTGAGTTCCTGGAATCCACCAGTTCCCGCTTCAGCGCGGAGATCCGCAGACTGACGTGGGTGGACGTATGCAGCATAGAGTTCGCCGATACGAGGAACAGCCTTGTTTGTGCGGAGCTGAGTTACAGCCTCGCGGATGTCAGCAACTGCGAGTGTGCCAGAGGCGGTTACGCCTGATGCACCTGTTGCTGTACCACCGTAGATTACGTTTGTTCCGCCAGTGAGAACGTTAGCTACAACTACGTCGATAGAATCGGCAGCGTTGTAAGCGATAACGTCTGCAAGAGCAGCGTCTACGTCGTTGAACGATGTGAGGTTCAACTTCTTGGTGGTTGTTACTGCGTTACCGTATTCGTTCAAGGTAACAGTAACTTGAGATGGGTTACCAAATGCAACTGAGGAAACGTCTGAGGATTCTGTCAAAGTACCAGTCGCGGTAGCGAGATCTGAGTAGATGGAGAATACAACTGACGAACCTGGCATAGCCTGTTGCACTGGCTTTACGTCTGCCAACGCACGCATCACAGGGATGGAGCGAAGGGCCATACGTACATACTGGTCATATGCTGTTTTTACGAGCGACGTAATGTCGGAGGTCGTAGTCAGCGTACCTGTAGGTAATGCCACTTTAGTGCCTTTCGGATAGGTTCGGAATTAGAGTCCAGACGACCTAATGATTTCATCCAGTTCTTCTTTGCTGTTGGCATTCATCAAGCGACGGTGAATATCTGCTTGGAACTCAGGAGTTGCTCCTGTTTCCACAGCATTAGTCATACGCTGATAAGCCTTGGCTTGGGCTGGGTCTACATTAGGTTTTGCCTGGGTTTCGGCCTGTTGATAGCCGAATACATCGGCATAATCTTCAAGCCATTTAGATACAGACTCTTCAGTTGGGTCTATATCCTGTGGGATAAATGATGCAATTTTGCTATTTACCCCGCGACTAGCGAGGGCATCTTTGATTGCTCGTTCTCTTTGTGCTTTGGATAGATTCTCGTATTGAGCCTTTAGCTCTGCGAGTTCTTTATCCTTTTGCTTTGTTGCTTTACGCAACTGCTTGACGAGATCGTTACCATCATTGGATGGTGTTTCAAAGTCGTCATCTTCGTAGTCGTAGTTGGACATAGGTCCTTCTCCCTTTATTAGTTGGTTTCGCAGGCCTCATATAGAATTGGGGATTTTCTATATGGCTCCTACTGCTGGTATTTATATCTCTCTAACGGGCCAGTCGTTCCGTTAGCAGGCTTAGAATTGGCCAGCTCTTTCGCGGCCTAGCGCTCCTCCAGAAGTACCTACTTGACCAGAGAATTGTGCAGTCTCTAGTTGAGTAAGTCTTTTGCGCTTTTGTGCTGCTTCTGCAGCACCTGTTGTACCAAAGACTTCTGCTTCAGCAGTGGTTTGGGTAAATGGACCCATACCTTGCTTTGCGTAAATATCACCAAGTTTTGTAGCAGTTGGTAAGAACTCGGAGATTGCTTGGAATCCTTCACGTGCTTGCTGTGATGTAACTCCAAGAGCACCTAGTTCTTCTGCTCGTGTTCTTGTTGCTCCAAGACCTGCAAGTTTAGCAGCGCCACCGATTTCAGCGGCAGTTACCTTGCGCTTGATGTTCTCAATAGCCTTGGTTGGGTCAAGGACATAGGCAAGAATATCTCCATTAGAGATTTCATCACCGTAGTACTGAGTCAAAGCATCTTTGATTTGTGGAGCAGCGTTCATAACTCGACGCTGTGCGGTCTGTAAACGATCTTCTAGTTCTACTGGAGATACATCTCCAGCAATAAACTTCTCAAACCCTTCTTGACGACCCATATCACCACGTGTGTAATAAGATTCTGGCAATCCATATTGACGCATTTTTTCTTGATATTGGTCTTCTAGGTTGATATATTCAGCCTCCGACAAGGCACGCAAACCCTTTTGTATACGGGATTGGTTAGCAGCAAAGCGCTTCTTGTAAGCGTCGGTATCTCGCAAACGGAGAGTAAACTCTGCTTTTGATAGGCCATCAGTAATAAATCCTTTGAGGGATTCTACTAAACCACCAAGGCCAAATTGGTTGAATTGTTCATAAAGTAAATCATAAGCAGATTGTCCTGCTCTACGCTTATCTTCTGCTTTGAGTTGAGTTAGATAATTATTGTAAGCGTTTATGTCAGTAAAAACTTTTCCATCTGGCGCTGTGTAAGTAGTTGGAGTTCCAGTACCGCTAGTTGAATCAGTAGTACCTGTCTTTGTTCCAATAGTGGATGTTCCGCCAGTAGTTGTAGTTGGCGTTTTAGATGTTACTGGAGTAGTTGAAACTCTTGATGCAGTTGCTTTAGGACCAGTAACGCCAGGAGTGACTTGCATTCCAGCAGCGGCTGCCGCTTCTGCTACTGCTTTATTTGCTTCTACTTGCGCTGGACTAAGACCAGTTTTAGGGTCACGTACATAGTATGGGTCTATTGTTGCCTTGGTTGAAGTATCAACAATATCTGGAGATGATGAATAAGGCTCACGGTCTTCCTGTGGGAGTCTGGCTTGGATTCTTGCCCATTCTGCTTGAGTATATTTCTTAGCCATTATTACCCCTGGAATCCAAAGTCACGGAGGACTTCTAGTGCAATATCTGATACCTCTTCACGGGCATTATCTGTGTACTGCCAACGCGGGTCTTTACGAATCATCTTCTTGTAATCATACAAAGTTTGTTCTTTGTCTGGTCCAATAGCAGCTCGTAATAGCGGATCATCTAGGCTGATAGCATCTTCATCTACTTCAAGTAGGCTTGCCATCTGACGACGATATGGACTATAGATAGTTTCAAGGTCTACACCTTGGTCTAGCAATCCACCGACTTTATCTGGTAGACCCAACTTAGCTACGCTACGGATAATCTGTTTGTAAGTATCAACAGATTCACCTTGTTCAATGCTTTGCAACCAGTTTTGAACCTGACCACCAAATGCTTTATTGAGGTCGAGGCCGTTAGCTTTAGCAGTCTTAGTAAGTTCTGCAAGATTCTTACCAGCTCTGCCGCCAAGTACTCCATCTTTACCCGTAACAATTTTGTCGCGTAGTAAAGAACGGACAGTGGCAATATCAGCATCTTGACCGCTGTCATAAATCTGTTCAGCAAAGGACCTGATTTCATCATCGCCTAAAGTTGCTCCTGATTCAAGAACATACTCTTTGATTCGATTGATTGTTTCAGTAAGACCACGACCATAGGCAGTCTTCGCTGCAGCAGATGACAACGCATCGCCAGTCAATCCCTTTGTTACTTCTTTATAGACACCTTTGAGTTTTGCGCGATTCTCAATTTCTGGATCTTTGAGTGCGTTAGTGGCAATGGTGCTCTTGAAAGCCTTACCAATATTTGATTCAAGCCAGAAGTTCTCGTCTAAACCACCAGTAGTATCTGTAGTTGTGACACCATTTTTTGTGGTGTATTTTGTGATGATTGGGTTCTTCTTCTGTTCTGCTTGTAACTTTTTACGCCACTCTTTGATTTGTTCAGGAGTTGCTTCAATACCAAGGCTTTCAAATACCTTAGCAACGCGAGCATCAGCGGTAGTGTCGTCATCTACACGACTAGCCTTTTGAGTAGATGGCCCACCTGCTTTTCCCCCAGCAGTAACAGGGACTGTATTCTCAACCAAGAATTGACGTAGGGTCAAACCTGTGCGACCAGTGCGTGAGGCATCTACAGCAAGGTCACTATTGGCTCTGCTGTAAGCATCAGCAAGGGTCTTGTTATATTTATTCGTTGATGTTCTGAGATAACCAGCAGATACAAGCAAATCTGCGATAGCCTTGATTTCTGCAGGCGAGGCATTGAGTAGCGCTACAGCAAAAGGATCTGTGGCTACACCTGTAGTCGTTCCACCCTTGTAACCAGCATAACCGCCTTGGACATTAGAGACAGTTGAGCCACTAGCTGGAAGAGCGGAGTTCTTCCAATTATTCCAAAAAGCACCTTCTGGCACGTGTATCTCCTATTAGTCTCTGATAAGTCTTGAGAATAGAGCAAAGTACGCATCTTGTGCATTACGGTTTGTCTTGGACAAACGCTCTAGTTCTGCCTTAGCCTGTTGCTTGAGTAAGTCTTTATAGTTCTCTGCTGAGATACTATTGCCATATACCGAGTCACGGGCATTGATGTACTGGTTATAGACATCCAACATACCTTGAATTGGTTGGCGAATCTTTGAATCAAGTTTGACATTTTTATCTGAAAGCATATCTTGTAAATCGCGTAGAGCGATATTGCGCTGGATAGCCCGTTCTGCTCCCTTGCCAAGTTCTTCTTGCAAGTTAGGACGTGCCTTTTTGAATGATTCAGACCAGCGTGACCACTGTTCTTTCAACTGACGCTTGGCATAATCATTGTATGTATTGGCTAGTTCTGCCTCATACTGATCCTGCTGGTCGTAGTAGAAGTTTTCATCAAAGGCTGTATTGACTTCCCGCAGGTAATCTTCCATAGTCTTTGAACGCTTCAAGCCCATTGTCATTAGTATCTTGTAGGCATCAAAATCAAATTCGCCTTCCTTCGGAATAAAGAAGGATGCGGCCTCTGGATATTTCTTGAGTAGACCTTGGTTCTTGTCAATCCATTCATTAGCCTTCTTATTAGCGCTAAGAATTGCGACAACATTGCTTTCAGACTCAGATATTGTATAAGGCATCTGATCTGGGAATAGACGAATCCATTCCTTCATCGCGGTGTCATAATCGCCTGTCTTTTCAACAAGGTTATTCCACGTCTGCTTGAAGTTTGTCTGACCATTCTGGCGTACCCACTGAGCAATCTCGGACTTGAGAGTTGTTTGTGGTGGCGCAGGTACGATAAATCCAAGTATGAAACGCAGAGCCAGCGCTGTAAATGTAGAAGCCTTGAGTTTCTCTTGATACTGCTCAAGTTCTCCTGGTGTAATCGGAATCTCTTGACCAGTTACAGGGTCAATCTTTGGCTTGAGTCCGTGACCTGTAGCCTCAAGATACGACGCTGCCTTGCGGAATGCTGATGCGAACTGAGAGTTGCGCTCGTTCTTATCCATCAACGCAAGGAATCTGTTGAAGTGCGCTGGGAAGATTGCCTGAACAATCGGTTGATCTTCACCGTATTGACCTAAGAATACTCGCTCTAACTTCTCTAGCGGTGGTACTAGGGCAAAGATTGCCTTCATTGATAAAGCAGATACAGGACCTGCGAAAGTTGGGAAAAGTGAATCTGGGTTAGATGATGGTGTAATCATCTTCAACTTAGCGGAAAACTCAATCGGCATTGGAGCCTTGACTGCTTCTTCCTGACCAAAAGCACGCATTACCTTCTCTACACTCTGGTACATAGCAGTTGTGCCAGGGTAGAAGAAGTACTGTTCGCCAGTATCGTCTGTCTGCACTAAGCCAGAGTGTGCAATACCGTCATAAGTCAACGATGCACGCGTAATAGCCTCTGGGTTGTAGCGTACTGTGCGATAGAAACGACGATAAAAGTCTTCAGTTGCTCGATAGAAACGAGCAAAGTTACGACCAGTCAAAGCGAGTTGGGTACGAACTGCTGGGTTATCTAGGAAAGCAAGTGCGCTGTCCTTAGCCAAGTCCTCAGCCATTGTGTTGATATGGCGTTGTGCTGCTCTGTAGGCAAGTTCATATGCTTCATCTGTCTTACCAGCGGTAAATTGACTGATTACCTTCTGACTAAAGCCTGACTTATCTAGTTCTTTACGGAAGCGAATCAATTCATTGATAACGATTGGCTCACGTGACCAACGAGCGTTGGCTTCTCCCATAGCATCCCAGCCCTTTTCATACAAGGCTGCGACAAAGTTATCTGATTCTGCTACTGGAACTAACGTTGGTCCAGATATAAACTCTGGCGCTAACTTAGGATCATCTGGCAAGTCAACAAGTTTGAGTTCTTTTGCAGATACTGAAACATATCCGCTTCTATCGGTCTTCTTTACTTTATCAAGAAGGTCTTGATTGATATTACCCTTCCTATCAGAGAATAAATTACGTACTGCAATGTACGCACGTTGAGCGTGAACTCGCTCATCTACACCCTTTGAGTAGAGTTGGAATCTCTTCTTCTCTTGCTCAGGTAAATTCTTGAGGAATTTAGCCATCTCATCAACGGCTGTGACATCATCTTCAAGGTTCTTGATAGCAATGCGACCTAAATCATCATTAGCCATAACACCAAGTTGGAATAACCAACTTACCTTGGATTGCTCACTAGCAACTGGGTTGAATTGAGTAAAGGCCTTGTCCCCGACAGAGCGCTTATAGGCTTTACCATCAATGGTAATTGCTTCCATCTTTCCAAAACGAGATACATCATCTGCTACATTGGAATAACGGCTATTGCCACGAGCGGCATTCTTAGCACCTTCTGATACATCAGCAAGGAGTGAATCTAAGTCACCATATTTGGCTACATCAGCAACAATCTTGGCTGACTCTTCATCTAACTTGTAGGCTAGTTTACGGCGAAGAACTGCTTCTGCCATAACAGCACGAACTGCGTTTTCATTAGGAGCTACAGCCATCTTTTTTGCGAACTCTTCTAGTTCGTCAGCTTTGAGAAACTTATTGATAGCACCAAGTTCACCTTGGTTGCTGTTGATAAAAACTGTGTCTTTGAGTTTTTGCAGTGCAGTATCTTCACCTGCTACGCCTCTACCTGTACGAATACGTGTTGACCAAAGACGACCTCTGACCATATCCCAAGGATTACGACCACGTGCTAAGAAGAACATATCGTCTTCAATGGTGTTACGGATAGCAAAGCGTGGACCTGCAAGGGTCAAGAATGACCAACCAGATGTAATTTGGTCTACCCACTTGTTATGCGATAATCCAACAAGTTTGGAAACCAAGCCCTGACGTGCAGTAAGTCTGTCAAGATCTACCACCGATGGAATGACCATTGATGATGACAACTGATATGGGAACAAAGCCATCTGTTCACCAGCAAATTCAGCAGGGTTTCCTACGCGGTTACCATCTACAACGATGTCTGCAGCGTAGCGCTTTTCCAAACCGCGACCTGCGAACTGCTCCATAAAGGTTTTACCTGGGTCACCTTTGCGAACACCACGAGTTGAGAAGATAGTATTCCAAAGTCCCTTGGTAATCTGAATACGCTGACCTTCATCACCAGCGGCAAATGCCTCAGCAATAATCTTGCTATGGTAACGAGAGTTAGTCAAGCGTGCTGTACGGTAAATCTGGTCAACAGCATCTGGTGCTGATGTATCAAAAACCGTAGCAGTTGGGTTAGGAACCTTTGTAAACTTGCGAGCAAAGCGATCAATACGGCCTTGAATCTGGTTAGCAGAGAAACGAACTACTCCATCTGGACCCTTGAGCCTGCCAACTTTCTTTTCTAAAGCAGCAATATCTTCAGCACGAGTAGTGATACCAGTGAGAATATCTTCGTATTGTGGGCCAGTTCCATATAAAGCAGATACAAGTTTCTGACCTACATTGTCAATGTTGAGAACCTTGTTACCAGCAGTTAGTGCTGCGATACGAGCCTTACGTCCTGCTGTCATACGTGGAATCAAAGGAGTCTCACGGGCTGCTTGGCCCTTGAGAATGTTTATCATATCAACGCTATTTTGGAAATAGTTTTTTGCAGTAATAGCGTCTTTTACGCCAGCCTTTGTAAACTCTTCAATAGCGGCAGTACCAAACTCTGGGGCAATACGACGAAGCATTGTGGAAGCCTTCTCAGCTTCAACGATATTCTTAGCCTTACGAGCCTTATCAAGGTTATCTAGTTCTTTACCATAAGCATTGAAGAAGTTGACAACCTTTGGATTAGCAAAAGCCTCGTCTACCTTCTTGGTAGAACCAGCAATCTTGATGATGGAATAGTTGGCAGCATCGTATGCTTTCTTGGCTTTGCCAAGTGCAAGGGTCGGATCTACAAAGAGACGATAGGTAGCATCGCCAATACCAGAGATTCCTTTGTAAAGAATGCCTGAACCTTCCAAACCTTCTGGAAGAAATGTGTTTGCTATCTGACGACCTGGTGAATACTTAGCAGCAAAGACTGCATCGTAGGCATCTTGCCACAATGGGTCTTTCTTTTGTGCTGCAAGAGATGCAATTTCTTTTTCTTCAGGTGTTCCAGTAGCAATAATGTCTGCAAGGTCACGACCTTGAGATACTTGCTGTGCTAACTTGACGCGAGTCGGGCCATATTTAGCAGTTGCTTTAGAGATTCTAGTCTCATTGTAAAGAAGTTCGCCATTATCGTTGGACTTATCCCACGCTTGGGTAAGAATCTTGACCTTATCTGCAGGTGTCTTACTGAAATCAGGTCTGAAATAGCCTGCTTCGTTAGCAAGTGCGCCTGTTCGATACAAGCGGGTCATAAAATCTGATACTTCAGTCAGCGCATTGACTACCTGACCACCTGTATAGTGCCACGCAGTACCGAGCCAGCCACGCTTTTGTGGTTCTGGGTTAGTGCCGAAGGTAGTCTTGAGAGTTTCCTGCTGATCTGCAGGTAAAGATTGGAACTTGATGCGTGCTTCATTGGCAGGCATATCAAGCAAACTTTTATGTGTGCTAACTAACTTAGATATTGCTCCTACTTTTTCTTTATCAGTAGAAGATAATCCAGCTTGAGCAGATGCAATCTTGAGATTTTTCTCCACTACAAACCTCGCGCTACGAAGTCCTGATACAGAACTGCAATCTCTCCAGATTCATCATATGGCAATAACTTAGCCAAGGTATCTGAATACTTTTCAACTGGAGCTGGACGCATACCAAGAACTTCTGGACCTGGGCCAGGTCCCATTGCAATACCTGAAGTGATTGGTTCATCTGGGCGCTGGCTTGGTGCATACAATGGTGTTACTGGTTCTAGTTGGCTTGGTGCCATACCTTGTTCACTAAGTGATGTAGGACGGACATCAGCGGTCTTAGCAAGTGGAGCGCCTTGTTTGATAGCGGCTTGCTCTACACCTGCACCATAAGAATCTGATTGAAACTCTAATCCATCGGTTCTTGTGGAGAACTTGCCTGGACCTGCTGGGCCTGCGAGTGGTCCTCTAGCCATTGTTGTCCTCCATCTTCTCTAAATCTGATGTGAATTGTTCCCATACTCTGGAAACTTTTGTTTTTCTATTTGCGTTATACACTGCTAAATCTAATAATTCTGAAGTGAGCATCTCTATGGCTCTAACTATGTTTACTGCGAATCCTGATATAACTACTAAGAAATCTGCGAAAGTGACAGAACGTGGTACATAGTCTTTATCTTCGTCCACGCTCTGTCCTTTCAAATAACACTAAGCCTTCTTGCCTTTACGTGCGGCTGGAGCATAACCAAACTTGACATCTGCCATTTTTGGTTTCTTGGTATCCATTTTGCCCTTTGTTGGCTGTTGCATTGGAGCCTTTTCACGACCACCTTTTTTCATATTACACCTCCCTTACCCTGCAATAGATGCGAGTAACGACGCTATATCTGGACGAGCGCCAGCAGCAGGGGCCGCACCCATTTGTTCTGGAGTTGGCTGCGAGGCAGGAACGGGGGCCATACCTGCTGCTGGAACTTGTTCGCCCATTGGCATTTCTGGTTGTGGTTCTGGTGTAAACACCTTCTCCACGATACTTTCTAGCGCTAAACCTTTTTGACGACCTTTGATTACTTCGGCGATTCTGGAAACGATTTGAGAAGGATCTTGACCTTGTGCTGCAAGCGCAGGAATAGCCTGGGCATACTGAGCAACAGCAACGCGAAGAGAATCGCGCATCTCTTCAATATCCACACGCTGTTCTTCTTGAGTGACATTGAGTTCCATCGGTATCTCGCGGCGTACATAGTCGCGGCTTACAAGTTTATCGCTACGCATCTGTAGCAAAGCAATGATGGCATTGTTTGGATTCATTCCAGACATAATGCCGTAACGAACATCTACTCCATACTCACCAGCAATAGCCTTGCTTGGTATGTACTTCATATTGAACGGTGTTCCGTCGTCTACGCCCTTGATTTCCTTGGTCATAGATCCGAAAATCTTCTCGTCTACTTCAAAGCAGATTGAGACAAGTTCAGTAAACAGGCGTGCAAACTGTGCTTGTGCTGCACGAACCTGTGTATCAAAGCCTGCTTGAAGTGCTTGAACTCCACGACCTGTGATGATAGAAGCATCAACGTTACCGCTACGTACTTCTGGGTAACGAGCACCAAGACGAAGTTCACGCTCTAGTACGCCAGACTCAGTAAATACTCCAGGAGGTAGTTCTAGCGGTACGCGCCGAATTGCTTGAGGGTTAGCAGAGCGCATAATGGAGTCAGGGCCAAGTGCGAGTTCTTGGACATCCTGCGGAATAGCAATCGGTGCTTGAATAGATTTCTCTGCTGCTTGAATCTGTAACACAGCAAAGCGAGCACGTGCTAGTTGTACCGCTAGAATATCATCGAACTGACCGCGTGCTTCTCCATCAAGAGATGAACGAACAGCAACACGAGCCAAGCATTTACCAACAGGATTAGGAATGTTGGATAGAACTAGGTTGTTGCGTTCTGGAATGAAGATGAGATCTTGGTCTTTGTCGTGGTAACGAACCATTGTGACTGCTTGTGCGCCAGATGCCAATGGCATACGTGGCATAATCTGTGAAGCAAACTCTGGATACTGTGATGCCAAAGTCTCAGCATCGGTAATAGTTACTTGAGTGATAGAGATACAACGACCGAATCTGTCAATCTCTGGGTAAACACCAAATGGATTGAGCAGGCGGATACGTGGATTGTTGCTTTCGTAATCCATCTCCACCATTGCTGGGAGCATTCCATAAGTGTTGAACCAGTCAGCACCGTTGTACATTTGAATCTGTAGTTCAGAACCTGCGACGTAATAGTTGGCAATGCGGGTTCTAGTATCTGCGGCCTTGCGTGCACTGTCTGAAACCATATTGGTAGCAGCGCAGTTGAACGAAGGAAGCGGTGCCATAACCTCAGCGAGGTCACGTGCTGCTACATCTACGAAGTTAGCAACCAGAGGCTTGGGGTATTCCTCAGAGAACATCGCAGGATAGACCTTGCTAATGTCTCCTTGACGTACTGATAGCACGTCACGCATACGTTGATCTCTAGCAGCATAGCGGGTCTGTAGACGCGCTACCTTAGAAATCACATCCTTGGTTGATAACATTTGTCCCTACTTCTTCTTGACCTTGATTACTGGCTTCTTCTTGAAGCCTGGGATTCCAACATCGCTGTCGCCAGGATATTTTTTATTCTTAGATGGCAGAGTCTTGCCCTTCATAATTGCTGCGTCTAGCGCATTCATTTTCTTTTTTGCTGCCATTAGATGAACTGCCTTTCCTGTTCGGCTAGTAAATTATCAATGTTGATAACTGTTCTCTTGCCACGCTCATAGCGGGACAAAAATGGATTCTTCATATGGTGCGTAGTGTGAATACCTTGGTTGAGCCATTCACGTACTTTGATTTCACAGAACCACAGAGCCATCACCATATCGGTTTTGCCCTTGGTCGTCGGTGACCAAGTAATCAACTGCTCAATAAGGCTCTTGATATTTTCTGTCTGGTCAGATGGAAGATGAATCAGATTATCTCTGTGATGCTTTCCATCAGGTTGTTTAGTTCCAAAGAGGGTGGACATAGAAGCCACACCAAAGCCTGCATCCCACTTGTTATTACCAGTGTGGTGCTCTCTTAGGATAGTTCCCTTGGAAGCGAGGAACTGCCTAATTCCCTCATCTTGCGTGAGAAAAGATT